CTGGTCTTTCGGTACATTGGGGCAACGACCGCAAGTTTTCTTTTTCTTTTTAGTTTTTTCCATTTTAGCTTCCCGTGCTCCCTAGTGCCCCATCGCCTCTGTCAGAGATCGTGATAGGATACGAATTGTAAAGATCTCCAGATGCTGACTCCAAGGCTCGGAATGGAACAACTGGTATCAATACAACTTGCGCTATCTTTTCACCTGGGGAGACAGAATGCTGAATGTTCCCAATATTATGTATGTCAATGAAAACTTCACCGTCGTATCCAGAATCAACAACGTGTGCTCCAACGATTAGGTCTTTCTTAGCTGCGACAGAAGATCGGTTCATAACCTGAAGCATGTAGCCGTGAGGTATTCCAAAGCGCAATCCTGTTTGAAGTCGCGTGCTTCTTCCAGGCAGAAGATACGCTGACTTCTTATCCTCTGGATTGAAATAAACATCAAGCCCAGCATCGCTGGGGT